TACAGTTCCTATAACTAAAATTAATAACCTTACAAAAGAACAAATCAACGCTTATCGTATAGCTGATAATAGAACCAATGAAGAAGCTGAGTGGGATGATGAACTATTGGCCTTAGAGATAAAAGAATTAGAAATGAAAGATTTTAATCTAGAGCTAACAGGAATGAACAAACCTGAGATAGATGAGTTACTATTCCAGGAAAAACAAGGAAACACAGATGATGATGAAGTTCCTGAAGCACCTGAAGAACCTATAACAAAACCTGGCGATATTTGGCAACTTGGCAATCATAGAATAATTTGTGGGGATAGTACTCTGCCTGAAACATATCAAAAATTATTAGCAGATAAAAAAGTTGATTTATATTTAACAGACCCTCCCTATAACGTAGCATATGTAGGTAAAACTAAAGATGCTCTTACTATACAAAACGATAAACAAAGTGATGATCAGTTCCAAGAGTTTTTAAAAAATGCTTTTACAAACTCTACTGATTACTTAAAACTTGGTGGATCTTTTTATATATGGCATTCTGATAGTGAGGGATTACTATTTAGATTAGCAGTTAATGATGCAAATTTAAAACTTAGACAAACTCTTATATGGTCTAAAAATACTATGGTTATGGGCCGACAGGATTATCAATGGCAACATGAACCTTGTTTATATGGATGGAAAGAGGGTGCGTCTCATACCTGGTACTCTGATCGAAAACAAACTACTATTTTAAACTTTGAAAGGCCAACCTCATCAAAACTACATCCTACTATGAAGCCTGTTAAACTTATAAGTTATCTTATAAACAACTCTACAAAACAAGAGGATATAGTTTTAGATTCATTTCTAGGTTCAGGCTCTACTTTGATTGCCTGTGAAAAACTACAACGTATATGTTATGGAATAGAACTAGACCCTATATATTGTGATGTTATAATAAAAAGATGGGAACAATGGGCAAACGCAAAAGCGACAAAAATATGAGAGGAACACAATCTAGCCATAAAGCACTTGGCAGACCTAGAATAAATATTGATTTAGATATTGTAGGAAACCTAGCGTCAATTGGTTGTACTCAAGAAGAAATCGCATCTGTTGTAGGAGTATCTGCAAGAACCTTACAACGTAATTATGCCGAAATTATAGACCGCTTTAAAAACAAAGGTAAAGCTAGTTTAAGAAAAAAGATGTGGGATAAGGCAATTAAAAAGGACAATACTCATATGCAAATATGGTTATCGAAGAACGAGCTTGGAATGAAAGAACGAACTGTTAATGAAACTATAACCGAGCCTCTTCCATTAATTATAGAGGCAGATGCAGAGATTGTAGATGGCTAAAAAAAATACCTTTGGAGTAAATACTTATCATAAACGTACTAGAAAAAAGCGACCTGGTAGACATACAAAGAACCCTAATAAAAATACAAAAGAATTTAAAAGAAAACGTTATAGAGGTCAGGGAAGATGAAACGATCAAACTTTTATCCAAATGGTGAGATGATAGATTTTAGACTACCTCAAGATTTTAGAAAGTCAGTAGGTGCGGAGGCTTGTGGAAATTGCGGTCAATATAGTAATAAAAGATCCTTTTGTAATGTATTTAAAAGTTTTGGTGTAAAGGATATATATGTGTGCAATCAATGGCGACGTAGATTCTTTAATAGATAATGGAACTTATAATTTTAAATGATGGTTTGTATCAGTTAGTTCCTGTTACTAAAGAAATATTAGAAGGTATAGAAATTTTAAGTGAAGCTACTTGTTTTGATGTTTGTGATATTTTAAGACTCAAGCTAACAGGATATGTTGAGAGTATAAACCTCCATGTAATGAATGATGGTAGCGGTTATCTTTTTGGGTGCATTTGTAGATGATAAGTGTTATTTACTTTACATGGCAAAATTCAAAGGCAGATCAGTTACATTAAATAAACCTTTTAGAACTCCTGGAAGATCTAAGAAGTTTGGTGTTTATGTTCGTAATAAGGCAACAGGCAAAGTAAATGTTGTTAGATTTGGCGATCCCAACCTTTCTATAAAAAGAAACAACCCTGTAAGGCAACGTATGTTTTTTGCAAGGTTTAGACCTATACTTGCAAAGGTGCGTGGGCAAAAGTCTTTGAGTCCAGCTTTCTGGAGCTTAAGGGCCTGGCGGAAAGGATCTAAACTATGAAAAAAATATCTGTTTCAGAGAACACTGGTATATCGATGCCGCTTAAAAATCTTATATCAATCGTTACTGCGGTTGCTATTGGTGTTTGGGCCTATTTTGGTATTGTTGAAAGGCTAAATATACTTGAGTCAGATAGTAAACTTATGCATAAAGATTTAGAAAAGGCAGTTGAGTTTTCTATTAAGTGGCCTCGTGGAGAGCTTGGATCACTACCAGCGGATGCGGAACAATTTTTACTTATCGAGGATGCATTAAAAGATATAGAGGACATCCAAGAAGAGCTTAAGGAATCAAGACATAATGCCACAAACATAACAAGATTACAAAAGGATGTAGATAGATTATTATCTGATCTTGAAAAATTAAAAGATAAGGTAAGAGCAAATGGAAAAGATCACTGAGTTGTGTGTAGCTTTGTTAATGATTTTAAATGGCGATATAGTTGAACATACTTATAAAGATAAAATGAGTGATTGTTTAAAATCTAAAAGGATTGCAGAACGTGAAGTTAACCCTCAGTCAGTTAGGTTTAGTTGTAAAAAGGTAGATGCTGAAACTGAAATATATATGGGTCAAAAAAAAATATTAAGGATAATAAAATAATTTATGAGTATTATTATGATAGATTGGTTTTTAGTTTTTATAGAGAAAATATCGAGGACTATATTCCACTGGTCGTGGAGAGTACAAACTCATAGAAAGTATTATGCAAAAAGAAAAAAGAAATGAAATTTTTATTATCGTTAGTATTATGTTCAGTTATCAATGGTCAAACTTCATGTATGCCTCCTTTTCAATCAGAGGTGGAATATAAGGATGCATATGATTGTATGTTGGATGGTTATCAAAAGTCTTATAATAAAATAGTAGAACTTGGCCGAGAAGATGTTAATAAATTTAATATTTATATAAGATTTGGATGTCATGAAAGTCAATCTAACAAAACCGCAGTATCAAGTATCATCATCAAATAAAAGGTTTAGAGTATTAATATCAGGTCGTCGTTTTGGTAAGACCTATTTAACTATTATAGAAATGATGAAACAGGCCTCAAGGCCTAACCAGGTTATATGGTATGTAGCTCCCACCTTTAAAATGGCTAAAGAGATATGTTGGAGTGATCTTAAACAAATGCTTTCTAAATATAATTGGATTGAGGATATAAACGAAACAACTTTAACTATTAGAATTAGAAAAACAAATAGTATTATTGCATTAAAAGGTGCAGAAAACTTTGATGCCTTACGAGGTAGTGGTTTAAATTTTTTAGTATTAGATGAGTTTGCAGATATAGATAAACGTACTTGGTTTGAAGTCTTGAGAGCTAGTGTTAGCGACACCCAGGGCCGAGTTCTTATGTGCGGTACACCTCGTGGCTTTGGTAACTGGTCATATGAAATGTTTTTAAAAGGAACTCAAGATCCAAAAGAATGGGATAGTTTTCAATATACAACTTTACAAGGAGGAATGGTATCAAAAGAAGAACTAGAACAAGCTAGACAAGATATTGATATTAGAACTTTTAGACAAGAGTTTGAGGGAACGTTTGAGAATTATGCTGGACAAGTTTATTATAATTTTCATCCTGTAGAAAGTGTGGTGGAACAACATTTAGATTTTACAAGACCCTTACATATAGGATTAGACTTTAACGTAGATCCAATGTCAGCTTGTGTTTCTCATTTTGTAAAAGATAAAATTATATTTGTAGATGAAATAGTAATTTATGGCTCTAATACTGATGAAATGTGCCAGGAGATAAGAGATAGATATGGTTCTAAAATACCAATATTTATATATCCTGATCCAGCTTGTAGACAACGTAAAACATCTGCTGGAGGTATT